CCCTACCTGAAACGCTTTAGAAAAGTTTGCATAAGTATCTCTCGGTAGTAAAAAGCACCGAGTTCCTCTGCCTGATGCTGCTGTTGCTTTATTAGAAGGCTTACCGCGTTTGAAAGATAACAATCAAGTATCCCCTGCCCCTCGCGCTTGACCTTCCCCCTGTAAACAGTATCAGTCTAAACTGAAGTTTCCAGTCTTTCTTCCATCTCACAGAGAGCCGCATTGTCATGAAAAAGACCCGTTATACCGAAGAACAGATTGCATTTGCCCTGAAACAGGCTGAAACCGGCACCCGCGTCGGGGAAGTCTGCAGAAAGATGGGAATTTCTGAGGCCACATTTTACATCTATGGACTACCTCCGTTTTGCAAGTACTGAATCTGGTTTTGGCTTGTTGCTTACATCTATCCGGCATCAGGAAAATCTGTGCCCAAATGGGTAGCCTCAACAACTGGACGGCCTCTGAGGCCAGTATAAAAATCAGGTTCCGATTGTGCAGGTGCAACCTGTCATCATTTCTCAGTACGCTGCAACTTTTGCTGGCAAGGGATTAATTACACACTACCTGATACCCGGTATCATTTCTCAGCATCGACCAGATTATTCTCGCGTTTTTGTTAGCGACCGCCACGGTCGTTTTATTAAATCCGCGCCGTTCCTTTAACTGGTTAACCCACTGATTCATATGACCATCATTGTTATTCGTGGCAACCCTGACGACAGCGCGGGCACCATGAATAAAAAGTGTCCGCAGATGCTTGTCGCCTTTTTTCGTCATATTCATCAGCACCTGCCTGTCGCCACTCGAATGCTGGCGTGGAACCAGACCCAGCCATGCAGCAAAGTGGCGACCATTCTTAAATTCAGTTCCTTTGCCAATAGCAGCAACAACGGCCGTGGCCGTTTTAGGACCAATGCCTTTAACTTTGGCGATACGCGGACAGGCTTCTGATTGCCTGAATACTGTTTCAATTTCCTTATCAAAAAAATGGATCCGACGCCCGAGATCGTTAAAGAGATCATAGAGTTCGGCAATTGTTCTGCGCATACGGGAACTTAGACCGTTTTCTGCATCTTCAAGGATAAGAGGAATAGCACGGCGAGCTCTGGAGACAGCACTGCCAATGGGGATCCCCCGGTCAAGTAACAGCCCCCTTATTTGACAGACTGTAGCAGTGCGGTGATTGACAATACGCTGCCTTGCCCGGTGTAAAGCCTGGATATCCTGCTGTTCGGGGCTTTTTGGCGGCACGAACTGCATTGTCGGTTGCATCAGAGCCACTGCGATGGCCTGTGCATCATTACCATCATTTTTTTGCCCGCGGACAAAGGGTCTTACATACTGAGGACTGATGACCTTTACTTTGTGCCCCAGTTTCTCAAACTCACGCTGCCAGTAAAATGCCCCGGTGGACGCTTCGATCCCAATCAGACATGCAGGAATATTTGCCAGCGTCTGGAGCAATTCTTTTCGGCCAGTGCGTTTCGTATAAACCGGTTTGCCGGCCTGGTTTAACCCGCAGAGCTGAAAAACATTTTTAGCCAGATCAATACCCAGAAATACGATATTCATGGTGATTCTCCTGGTGAGCACATTTCGTACAGTTAACCGCAGCGGGAGGAAGTAGTCCATCCCATTAACTGGAAGAAAAAATTTGCCGGGCCGGGCGTGACGGAACTGCGGCGTCTGCGGCAACTGGAGGATGAGAATCAGCGGCTGAAGAAGCTGGTGGCTGACCTGAGTCTGGACAAGGAGATGCTGCAGGAGGTACTGAACTGACCAGAACACCATGATAAACACTGACAACAAATTAAAAGCGTAGTATTTTTGATTTGCGGCAACAAAATTAATAAGAGTCATGGTAGCTAAAAAAACTCTTTTTCTTTTCCTGTACAAATAAGATAAAAATCGCTTCATCCACCACCGCAAGAATATGTATATTATCTGTTATTACTATTTCGATAACACAATATCAAATTAAATATATCTCTATTACCTATCCATTAGTGTAATTTTCTTAAACTGAAAATTTATCATTTACAGCCCAAACTCTTACGCATTTTTTCTTTTAATGGCTCGGCTACTTCTGGACGTAATTTTGAGTATAAATTTTGTAGATTTTCACAGCCAGCAGGTTGGCCTGATGATAAAGGCTCTATTTTTGTCAGGATATTCCACAAAATATAAATTGCAAATGCGATTAGCATTATACTTAAAAAACAAATACGGATACCCCGAGCATTAAACAACGCTGGGACATTTGATGCTTCTTGTTTAACGGATGGCACATAATTTACGACTGGAGCAGTAACCTCAGGAATAACAAGTTGTTTTCCATACGGAACGAAGTATTCAGAAATATGCTCTGGGCTATAATGCTGTTCAACACGTTTCCACTCATCTGACGGAATGAGTAAGAACGATAATGTATCACTAAAAGTGCTGTTCTGATATACCCGCAAACTATATCCACTATTAGCCAATATATGCTCAATGCGCACCAGTTCTGTATCAAAACCATCACTTCCCATTGGGTAGTGATGAAACACATACTGCGTATCAACCAAATTTATCGTTGCTGTTTCAATCTCACTGTCATAATCGAATTTGACCGTGACAGGCTTCCCTCCCTGATTATCTGAAAGTGCCTCAAGCAGGCTAAAAGTCCCCTCTTTCCAGTCAATATTAATTCCGTAGATACTCATAAACAGCGCCTGGTAGTCCTCTAATGCAGACTCAGACAGACACGGTTCTTTATGTTTCTCCAAAAAAAACTTACGCCTTAAAGAGGCTTGTTCATCATCATTGGCAGCAAAAAAATCAGAAAACTCATCCTGTTCTGGTAATTGCATCGTGGTTCCATCCAATATTTTATTAATCAAAAATCGATCCCAGCAGCTAATTTTCCCTGCTGTCTATGATAGAATAGAATATGTGATCTCAAAGCGTCAAGATGACAAGACCAAACGAGCACGCATCCATTCAATAAATGAATAAACCCTGTTAATACAAATAGTTTTAAAAATGATTTATCTGGACAACTGAAATTATCTTTATACTGATAGCAGTACAGCCATTTCTGTAAGTTTAAATGACAGATAAAAACACGGACAAATCGTTTTACGTTATTTCCAATATTTTCAATGTCTGCCCTCTGTTTTTTTACGTAATCCCTATGTTGTCGCGACGGGAACAATAATAGCGAATTCGCGTATGACGTTTTAGGGGCATTCATAAAAGAGTTTTTTGAAAACATGAAGGGAGATGAACGGAAAAAGGTTCGTTAAGGCTGGATGCGATCACGTTCGCTTACGGCGAACGTAACCCTTTTTACCTGGCTGCATTTTTCTTCTTCTTTTCGTCCTCAACATGCTTATCAACAGGTGAGTCTTTTAAGCGATTGTTTTGCATGATGTCATCTTCAAGCGATTTTAGATAGCTTGCATCAGTCAGCAAGGCTATTGCCAGCGTTTTCGCATAAAATTGCGCGTGGCTTCGTGTCGTAGGATTTACCGCGTAGGTTCTGGCAAGCTCATGTCCAGGGGAGGCGGTATCACCACTGAAAAAGATTTCGCCTCTTTTCCTCCATCCTCCAGCAATCCATTTCCTTTAAGATACCCTCACAGGATCCGTGTGAAGCAACGGCAGTTAAACTGTTTTGTCACCAGAGATGTGAGATGGGCGTTGCAAAAGAGTGTGAGCTTGTGAGCTAAAGAAGATAAAAGTGGATGCCCGACGCGCAGCAAAATGGTAAAAAACAGCATCAGTAGTAAGAAAAATCGAGCGAGTGAAAGAAATTTTAATGCAGGGATTTATGTATGACGAAATCAAAAACGCTTTGTCAGTGATTGATTTTGTTGAATGATTGGCGGAGAGAGGGGGATTTGAACCCCCGGTAGAGTTGCCCCTACTCCGGTTTTCGAGACCGTCCCAATATTCTTATTTAACATTAACTTATCTAATAACATGAGAAAAAAGTAGCATTTTTGTACGCAGTATTTTCAGAAAGTTAGCCTACTTATCAAAATCATTTTCTCACCATGATAGACTATTTTTTAAACAAAACCATCTCCTTTATTGACTTCCCACAACAACATGCGCCATAACATCTTCGTGGCATCTGGTGGTTTCCGTCCTTAATCAGTTATGGGATTCCTACAGGTTCACCGGATGCCACAACCTTCCCTCATGCTTCTAGTTAGCGCGGTAATCCCGTTTTTTAACTCCCTTCCGGTTAGCCGATAACAGAATCCAGTACAGCCCGTGTATCGACAGCCCCACATCATAAATAATCGCTACCTGCTGTCGCGGTATTCCTGCCCCAATCAGACGCCCGGCCTGCGCCCATTGCTCAGGTGATAACTTTGGTCTTCGCCCGCCAATCTCCCCTGTCCCCCTGCAATACAATAAAAACATATCGTATAAGAAGTATAAAATACTTATTCAAAAATGTAATTTTAAGCCCCCCCTAACCAAGTAAAAACTATCGTTTCAGATAGCTATGGCACGAAAATACGGTAGCAAATCTTCATACAAAAATCTTCCAATTTATTAAACTAAGGTTAAAACCCGATATCTTATCAATCTCAAATCATGGTATGTTATATTAATAGCGTAAGGGTTGAAAAATGTTTTCTCGAGTCAGAGGTTTTCTTTCATGCCAGAACTATTCTCATACTGCAACTCCAGCTATTACTCTGCCTTCATCAGGTAGTGCAAACTTTGCCGGAGTTGAATATCCTTTATTGCCATTAGATCAGCACACCCCCCTACTTTTTCAATGGTTTGAACGAAACCCAAGCAGGTTTGGGGAAAACCAGATCCCAATTATTAATACTCAACAAAACCCCTATCTCAATAATATTATCAACGCCGCTATAATAGAAAAAGAGAGAACTATCGGGGTTTTAGTTGATGGGAATTTTAGTGCTGGACAAAAGAAAGCATTAGCAAAGCTGGAAAAACAATATGAAAATATAAAGGTTATCTATAATTCCGACCTGGATTATAGCATGTATGACAAGAAACTATCAGATATTTATTTAGAAAACATCGCTAAAATTGAAGCTCAACCAGCAAATGTCAGAGATGAATATCTGCTTGGTGAGATAAAAAAGAGTTTAAATGAAGTTTTAAAGAACAATCCAGAGGAGTCCCTTGTTTCGTCCCATGATAAACGCTTGGGACATGTACGGTTTGATTTTTACAGAAATCTTTTTTTATTAAAAGGAAGTAATGCTTTTCTGGAGGCGGGCAAACATGGCTGCCATCACCTGCAACCTGGAGGTGGCTGCATATATCTTGATGCTGATATGTTACTTACAGGTAAACTCGGCACTTTGTATTTACCTGATGGTATTGCTGTTCATGTAAGTCGTAAAGGTAATAGCATGAGTCTTGAAAATGGGATTATCGCCGTTAACCGCAGCGAGCATCCGGCATTGAAAAAAGGACTTGAAATTATGCACAGTAAACCTTATGGCGATCCATACATTGATGGTGTCTGCGGTGGGCTAAGGCATTATTTTAATTGTTCTATACGGCACAATTATGAAGAGTTTTGTAATTTTATAGAATTTAAGCATGAACATATTTTTATGGATACCAGCAGTTTGACTATCAGCTCCTGGAGATAATTATTTGCAAACGTATGATATAAACGCGAGCAATGTTTCGGCAAAGCTAAACGTAAAGACCATACTGACGATTTCGATCGATATCGTGGATGTGACGCGCGTACCTCCATTAAATTGGATGACCTGCGTGCCGTGGTGAAAATCACTCATCCGGTTAACTCCGTGGTTAAGGGGTGAGTATATTTTCAGGTCAGTACACAAGAGGGGGCTATTTGTACCGGCTGTCAGGTTGATGGCACAACGACAGGAAAAAGAAAAGGCGGGTAATAAACCCGCCTGAATATTTAGCGTGGTATATCCGGCCAGTCAGGCGCAGATGTATCCACCCTGTTTACCATTACGCTATAAAGTTCCCATGCTTCCAGCCGTTTAATCTCTTCATCTGTGGCAATTTTTAGTTTTACTGCCCGTGCCAGTGGTGCGATGGCTGATTCAGCCTCAGCAAGGCGGCGAACTTTTTCAGCCTCCGCCTTTTTACGCAGCTCTTCCGGAGAATAACCCCGTTGAACGACTTTACCGTCCTGATATAACCACGTACCATCACCACGGCAATCATCAGGGCAGTCAGCAGCGTCTATTTCCGCAACAGACATATTAACCGGCCACAACATTGATACAGAATATGTGTTTCCTCGTTGCGGGACTGGCTTATTAACAACACCCCAGATAACCCCCTCATGGTCGTACATTATTTTTGCAGTATCATCAGAAAATAATGACTGACACTCATACCAGTCCTGTCCATCGTCCGACTCCAGAAAATATGCACCTATATTTATTTCAGCCTGAGTTTTATCCCTGTTTACGGGCGCGTCAATAAGTCTGAAATTTTTGATATTCTGATATTTTTTCATTATACCGTTCCCCCTTGTACGGTATACCACTGACTCCCGACTCGTTTTTGCAAAGGCGCATAATTAATACCATCAATATTTTCGCCCTGATAATCTTTCCAGACGGAGGTAACTACATATCCGGGAGTGTTAGGCCAGGAACCTGCATTGTTCCAGGTAGTCACTGATGTGCCAGCCCCTAACTGAACATCTAAGACGAGATTATTATTAATCCAGGTACTTAACCAGCCATTTCCCCATAGCGAACCAAAGATGTCGCCGTTATTCTGATAGATAGCCCCGCTTGCACGAAGCGTGTTAGCGGTGATATCTCCATTGACCGTAAAGACAATCGAACCGTCAGGATTTCGCTGGCTGTACAGATGCCATCCCTGATCGTCGTCCAGTTCAATAACTGTTGGCCTGTTTGCGTCGCCCCATAAATTAAACGTGGCTGTCATTGTCGAATTATTATTGCTCGTCAGTGACAGTTTTTTTGCGTTGCCTGCGCGTACGGCACCATTAGTGAGAACATCTACTGACATGTGCAGCCCGGAATTGTCGATATAACCAACCAGAGCATTATTGGCATAAATCCCCAGAACGCCGTCACTGTGCCACTTAAACCCTGTATCGTTATCTCCGAATACAATCGAATTACCACCCAGCGCATTATCAGTACCAATGCCTAACGGACCGTTTAGCCTCCCTCCATTAACTGACAGTGCCTCAACGTCACCGGCTGTGGGTTTCATCAGACTATTAAACAGTGTATATGTCTGACCGCTGGTTGAGTTTCCCGGCTGAACTGATGAATATTCAGGCGTACTGTGCAGCGTGACATTTGCATTACCGGTGTAATCATATTGCGCAATTAACCAGTACGCATACTGGCCGATATTAATATAAATATCGTAGGTGTCGCCTGATGTATTAACCCATGCGACCTCGTTAGCAGCAGAAGGTGAACGCCTCCATAATGTGGCGGTTATTCCAACAGGTGAACCATTACCGGCACGCAATACCAGTTCGCTGATTGCCGCCTGTTCAGGTGAACCAGCGTTAAACCCCGCCCCACCGTACAGTTTAATCACCGCAGTTGATGTAGCCTGCGGCATTACAACCGTGGCGATTTTGAACCAGCCTGATTCGCCAAGTGTAATGGTGGTTGACGTTACCGCACCGATGGTTCTCGCAAATTGTTTTTTGTCAGGAATATCGCCGCCGTTCTGCGATTTTTGCAGGGCCCCTGCAGCGAGATTTATCGTTTCTCCTAAACCGACGTTCTGGAGAAACAGCGGCTTATTCGGGATGTCCGCGCCATTCTGATTTTTTTCAAGACGGGTTTTAACCTGTTCATCGATCAGCCTGCCAATGGCGGCGTGAAGCTGCGTATGTTCGCCTTTACTGAGTGGTATGCCGGCGGCTTCAATAACAGTACAGACCTCTTCCTGGACTGCATCCCACATATCACTGTTGAGATCCGTTGCGCGGCGGCCCGTGGCGGGATCACCATTCGTAAATCCGTTTTTTCCCTGACCAAATTTATCTTTTTGCGCGGTGGGCGTATCAATTCTGTGCATTCTCTTTTCCTTCCGGATAAGCAAAAACAACAACCGTATGTGACGGACAAAGCTTATCAATCACACATTCAGCAACAGTATCGCCCCACGTTCTGATCGCAGAGTCGCAGGTGCTTGTACAGGTCTGCCAGCTGATGTTCGCATCAGCCGGAATATTCACACGCCAGTAGTAACGCCAGAATTCCCCCCATTCAGGATCGGGTGTGCTGTCGAGATTCTGAAACTGCTCAATGGTGGCAGCGGTATACCCCAACGCATCAAGCTGTTCCCGATAAAACCTCTCGTTTATACCGCCAGCAACATTTGCCTTTGCATCCAGCCGTTGCTGGCGCTGCTGTAATGTCTGAACGCCTTCCGGTGCACAGGAATCAGGCAGGCCATACAGCTGTTCATAACGGTCTATCAGTTCTGTGGTTCTGGCCGGATCAATTTCAGCCATCAGTTCATCCGCTCTCTGATGTACCCGGTTCAGCGACGGCGCCAGCCCTTCAATCAGTGGGTTTTCTCCGTCCCAGGCAGGCCCTTCCGGCAGAAGGTGATAAAGTAACTGCGTATATTCGTCCTGTAATGCCATAGTTATCCGTTCTCCCCGGTATAGGTGGCCCAGGTTATATTCCCCAGGACAGGAAGTTCAGTTTTTCCCAGCACCACATCTGCCGCCGGCACACGCAGCTGATGTGCCACTTCCCCGGTCGCCAGACTTATCGCCTCGCTGATTCGCGAAACATAAATTTTTCCGGACGGCGCGCCATCACGCAGCATCAGCGCATTTAGCTCCGCAATAATGGCAGTACGAATTTCCGGGGTATCTTTGGCCAGTGCGACTGTTACCGGAATGCTTTTTTCAGTGGCAGCGAAAACAAAGAGTCCGCCGCCAGCAACAGGTGCCAGCGGCAAAATATGGTCACGTACAGCCTTAACGAGATCGTCGCCAGGAGCCGGATTCACCGGGTTACTGGTAGCCACCATCACACCAACGGTGCCGGTCCCCTTATAATGGCGGAATGTCCACGCACGGGTTATTCCCGCGATTTCCTTTGCCCAGATGACGTAATCAGGATCAGCGCCCCCCTGTGGTATCCAGTAATAGCGTTCCATGACGCGCGCGCGCCACGTTTCAGGCTCCTCTGTATCAGCCCCCCCGGTCAGAGTGTCAGCGTAACCTGTAGAAGGAATACCAGTAATCGGCGTGCCAAGGCGTAACGCCGTACCATCGTCAGTATTACCGGCAGTTCCCGCCACATCAGCAATAACCGGCACACGTAACAGGCCGCCGGAAGCTTTCACCGTCTGCAGGGTCGTGAATGTAACCTGATCATCCCGCTGAATCTGTGTACCCGCGGGGATCTCCGGCGTTCCGGCAATACCATCCCAGCGTGCAAATCCCTTCGCAGATACGGCATTTTTCCTGGGACAACGCTTAATCCTCGCGTGACGGTAAAGCCAGTCCTCATCACACATATCAGGCAGCATATTCCGGGCCAGATAATCGATATAACCATACAGCGTATGTACGGCAGCAGCCTGTACCCGGCTGTAAACCTCGGCATCCATGCGACGTAACACAACATCCTGCTGAAAACGGGTCAGTAAATCGCTGCGAATGGTAGCAATCAACTGAGGAAGTTCAGGACGTGCAAATTGACTGTCAGCCATTAAGTTTGCTCCATATATCATCGAATGTAATATTGTGAATTACCCCGTCCCGCTGATATATCGTCACGCCAGCTGCCAGGGTATCTGTTCCTGTGCGTTCAGATGTCACATCAATACGTGCCGCCACGCCATCGTCTGTCATCCACGCCAGCGCCTGCTGCATGTATTCGCGGGCATCCTGCGGCGTTTTATTGGTGAGTTTGCGGCGTTTCAGCAGGTAGAGGCGGGAACCGATGCGGTCATTCTGAACAGCAGGCCAGGTGTCCCCCCACCAGCCGTATGGCTGTGGGGTCCTGTCATCCCGCTCCGCCCGGCGCCAGGTAAAAAGAGAAATCACCACTGCCCGCGTCAGAAAGTCGAGCGAAGCCGTGGCATCCTTACGGATTCCATTAACATAAAGGATCATGGTGTCAGCTCATGGGTTGGCCAGGCTTATCGGTTATACCGCCGCCATCGCCATTTTCTTTATGGGTATGACCGTTATAGGTCGTGCGCATTTCAGCCATCGTTTTTCCACTGCTGTCACAGTTGTCCCTGATATCGCCAGTGGATTCGATCGGCATTTCAAAACGTGCTTTAGTGGCATTCGTGAAAATAACTGGCTTTCCGCCGCCATTTACCACTATTCCGGCTCGGGTTAATGTGACCGACTGCCCCTGATCGTCATATAGCGCGACTTCCCCGCGCGCCAGCCCTTTCAGTCTGAAGCGGCGGTCAGCCACAACCACAGCCACTCCGTGCGAACGGCCACCGCCGGGAAACAATACCACCGCTTCTGCGCCATTCTGTGCTGCAGAGGTGAAACCGTAAGGTTCAAGATGCTCCACATTCTCTTTTTTTTCACCGGCAATAAGTTTCAGTCCGGCAGTCTGGCATTTTCTGACGGTATCAATCGCGGTAATGACTGCGCGCGTTATCATGTTCTGAAGAGGATGGTTAGCCATCAGAAATCTGCCTCCTCACTGACTTTTTTCTTCGCTTTCGGCCTGAATGGTTCAGGAAGATAGGCATCCGCAGGCCCCACCCGGATTTCGGTCAGGGTGCCGTTATTGTCCTGGCTGTACGTCACTTCGGCGATCACCAGCGTTTCATTGTCAAAACCGTTCAGCGGGTCATACACCACCACGGCCTGATTCGGTTTCCACAATTCGCCATTCCCCTGTCTCCATCCCTGTACGGTATAGGTGGTTTCCAGCGTTTTCGCCGCACGCTGACGGGCTTCAAATTCACAGCGGGATTTGCAGCTGTCAGTTGTGGCAGTTCCTGACTGCTGAATGGTGTGGGGACGATACCGCGTGACGCCTGCATCACCAGTACTCTGCCGGATAGCAGCAATGGTTGCCTCGCCGAAATCGTCATCCGTACCAGGACGCTGCCCCGTAACCAGATAACTGGAGAAACGCTCACGAACACTACGCTCGGTATCACAGGAAAGAATATTTTCGCCAAGTACCAGTGCCGTGGCTGCTTTCATACTGCCCGGCCTGCCGAGAACCAGCCGTCCCCGTTCGTCGTCATATGCCAGCGCCTGAGCCTGTCCAAGCAGCCTGTTCAGACAGTCCACAACCGTTTCACCATGTTCCGGCTGAGCCTCAATAACGGCGGCTGCCGGCGCGCCTGCATCAACAACGTCCACACCGAATGGCCGGGCAAGTGCGCTGGCGATCAGGAATAAATTTTTCCCGTTATGCTGTGCAGGCGATGCAGAACAGTCGATAAGATCTGCCGTTTTGCTGCGCCCGACAATGCCCGTCATAATGGTCTGCGCATCATAACGTAGCGGTAACGCCTCAACCCAGCCGGTAATAACTAAATCATCGCCAATGAGTACCTCTACAGCGTCACCATTTTTTACTGGCGGTACGTCTTCTCCACCAGGCCACTGCCGGGTGATCGAGACATTAAAGTCCCGGGCAATACGGTCAATGCCCGCACTTATCCGTACTGACGTCCATCCTCCCCAGTCACGCCCGTTGACGCGTAAAAAAACCGTATTATTCATCGTACCGGAACCCTCAGCGGCTCAACCGGGATAAATCCCGGATGGGGAACGGGATTACGAGTGAGGATATCAGATTCCCGCCCGGCGTCGTCATACCAGGCTGCAGCCAGTACCAGTGCAGGCAGAACATCATCAGGCGTTCGCAATGCAGTACGTTCAACCTGTGCCAGTCGTGCAGAAATATCGCGATTGAGATCCGTCCGCATAACGGAAATTTGCTGGAAAAGCACATCATCCCGGATACGCAACTGCTCCTGGTCAATCGCAGCATTGAGCGCGGTCCGGATAGCTTTCAGATCTTCATAATTCGGTGGAAAGCTGCCATTACTGACTGTCTGTACACCATCCAGCGCCGGGTGCATGACAGTGATAATGTCTGAGTCACGGCCTGTTCCTGCAGGCTGATTTACGCCCCGGACATCAGGTACATCACGCGGCTGCTTCAGTGTTGTCACGGCGTGGACGGCTGTGCTGATGGCTGTTGTCCTGATGGCGGCTGCGATCATATTGCGTTGCATTTTCTGTTTCGCAGCAGATCCGGAGTCAGTGGGCCAGGTGCCACGGGGGGAAAGACCGGGATCAAGGGTGATACCTGACATCGTTTTTATCATCGTGACCAGATCCGATGTACTGCCTCTGAGCCTGTCACCTGAGCGCCAGGCTTTTTGCAGTGCGTTAACGAAATCACTTGCGGCGCCCGGTGGCATCAGAATGACAGACAAATCCCCCTGTAACAGCCGCATTGCGGCAGACACGCCGGAGTCAACCATCCTGAAAGCATCGGCAACATCGCCCAGCATGGAGGCAGCATCGGCAATGACATCGTTCTGGATAAAATCAGAAATACCTGACAACGAGAATGTGGAAAACATACTGTCAATCGCATCGTCGAAAAGCCCGCCTGATGTTTCCAGGCGCTTCGCCGTTGCCATTCCCGCCACAGGAAAAGAAAGTTCACCACTTTCCACAAACTGAAAGGAGACACGACACATGCGCCCTTCTGTACTGCTGTGAGTGATCCTGACCTGTCCGTCAATGCTGCCCTGCATTTCGCCATACTGCGGATGGACCAGCGTACCAGGGCCTGCGGTTTCAATGGCACCAATAAGACGATCCCGCCTGTCTGCGTAATCATCACCGACAAGATAAGCATTTATCGTCAGGCGGCGCGTGGCGCGACCTAAATCCTCCGTCCAGGGCTTATCCCTGTTCGGATATTCATGTACCTGTACGCGGCGTCCAAACGTGCTTTCATCATCTTCAACGGAGAAAGGCACTCCACGAAATGATGCATCACGCAGGCGCCCGCGCCAGCCAGTTGAGGAGAAAAAAGCCATATTTACCCCATAAGAAAACCTGCCGGAGCAGGTTTATCGTGATGTACGAAAGGGTGAGTAACCCACATCATGGCTGATGTTCATCAATGGATTACCGGATTTCGGTATATCAGTCACACGCATACCTTGTGGTGCATTCTCAAATGTCACTTTGAGTTCGCTGCGCTGCGTTGATGGCGGGACAGCTCGCCCGAGTACGCCAGAACGCCGGGTCAGTGGCACATAAGGTTGATAACGCCCCTGCGGAATCGGGGTGTCCATACCAAGAAGCTCTTTGAGTCTGGGAATAAAACCGTTATACCCGCGTTCACGCTCCTTCGTTTGCAGCTTCTGTACAGCGAATGCGCCAGCATCCATACCCGCATCCTTTGCCCCCTGCTCCAGATCCTTAAGCTCTTTAAAGAGTGACACCGCCACGCCAATTGTCAGCGTCATGGCCCCCATCCGGCCAATTTTACCCAGCAGACCGGAAAGCCGTCCGGCCAGCAGGACGGACTGCTGCAGGGCACCAATGGTCCTGACGGTAAAAGAACCAGCCATAACCAGACCAACCCCTTCAATCACCGTCTCCCATCCGCCCATCTCCTGCGCAACGTTATCGACCTCCTGCCATACCGCCTTAATCACCGGAGCAACATCGTCCCAGTTCTCAATGATCAGCATAGCGCCGGCCACCAGCGCCGCAATGGCGACTTTCGCCGGAGAGAGGTTAATGACACTGTTCAGGATTTTGACAGCCCGGGACAGGCTGCCAATGGATACGCCAACAGCCAGCAGCGCCGCGCCGAACTTCGCCGCAGACTGAACCAGTTCAGGATTCGCGCGAACGAATGTCCGGAGCTGCTCCAGGTAAGGCATGACCGCTTCTGCAGCTTCGTTAATGGCGGGCAGGAAGGTATCGCCCAGCGTTACCGAAATCGCATTGACGCTGTTTTTCAGCAGAACCAGCTGGTTTTCTGTTGTGGACGCGCGGGATGCGTATTCCTTCTGCATCGAGCCGCCATATTCCTGGGCATCAGCCACACGATCAAAATTGGTGCGTAACAAATCCAGGTTGGTCAGCAGCGGGGCAATCGCGCTAAGTGACTCCTTGCCAAACAGCGCATTCATGACGGCGGCCTGTTTAGCTTTTGGCACTTTCGCGAGCGAGTCCAGCACCTTCAGCATGGCCCCGCGCGAATCCTTTTGCATATCCTCAGCGAGTTTCCGGGGATTCAGCTTCAGGAAAGCCATAGCCTGTTTCTGGGCTTTGGTTGCCGAATTACCTGCGGTTAACGACAGCATGAAGTTTTTGATGCCGGTGGAGGCAATTTCTGATTCAACCCCCATCCCGGCAATGGTGGCGCCCATCGCGGCAATTTCGCCGGATGCCACTCCGGCAACACCGCCCAGCGGACCAATCCGCGTCACGATATCAGAAATTTTCTTCGCATTTGCCGGGCCGGTATTCCCCAGATAGTTGATTTTATCGGCCAGGACAACCACGTCTTCCTGCGTCAGTCTGAACGCTGTCCGCCACTGCGCCATCATCTGACCGGACTCTTCGGCAGTGGTATCAAACGCCACACCCATTTTCACTGCGTCGTTCGCAAACTGCATCAAATCGCCGCGGGCAATGCCTGCCTGCCCGCCCGCCGCCACGATCTCTGCAATTCCCTCCGCCGCCATCGGTAACTGTGTGGACAGCGTCAGGATATCGTCACTCATCTGCGCGAATGCTTTTTTATCATCCAGGCCGTCAACCACCTTCCGGATGTCAGCCATTTTTGACTCAAAGCCGATCGCAGCATTCACGGGCAGCGCCAGCGCCCCAAGAACAGCGGTCCCGGCAGCGGCAGCACCGATCGCCAGCCCGGCCATTTCTTTCTGAAATCCCTTCAGTTCCCGCTGCATCCCTTTCAGCGGACCCGATAACTGGTCAACGGCAGTGATAATGGCCTTTAACTGGAAACTGTCAGCCATGCTTCATTTCCTCATTGATACGGACAGCCTCCGACTCCAGCTCCAGAAAATCGGATATCGCCGCCCGCCGGAGCTCCAGGGGATTTATTCGCCAGAAGTATGCGGTGTTGTAGACCCGCTTTCTGAGTCCTCCTCCGTCTCCGACCGGGTAAAAAAATTGAGGATCAACATACAGGCTTTGAAAATATCCAGTTTTGCCAGTTGCGCTGCCGAGGAGCGTGGAATACCTGCCAGCACAGGGATATATTTCAGAGCAACCGAACTGTCCAGCCGGACGCCGCCATCACCGGAAACGGTGAACGGAAAACCAATGGCTTCGATTTCATCGTAGGACGGTTCGCGCAGCTCCAGCACATGAAGCTTTTCGTTATGCGCCATAATCGGCTTTTTGAGCACAAGTTCTTTTATCACTGGTAAAATCCCTCCTCACCGTGGAACTCAAGATCCACGGTGCCCTCTTCCGGGTTATGGTTGGCTTCGCCGTGCAGCCAGGCGTTTGAGAGAACATACACCTGACCATTTGCCAGCTCTGATGTGATGGTCATGACATCAGAAGACGTAATTTTATCGACCGGGAAGTTTTTCGGCACTTTGGCGGTCACCTTCGTATACGGTGCCCGGCTGGTTTCCTTGTAGTCAACGGAACCATCCAGGCCAATCACGTCGTCACGAACTTTGGTGTTCATGGGGACTTCAATCCCTCCGGTTACCGACAGTTGCTGTCCGTCGATTTTGAAATATGTTGTTCCCGCAATTTTTCCCATTATGCAGCCTCCTCGCTGTACTGCAGACGGAACTGGTTAAGCACCGCAAACACACGTAACTGATTGACATAATCAGGCGGAAACAGCACATCAAGGCGGTTCGAATCGTTCGCGTTACGCTCAACTATCAGATGTTGCTGGAACAGATCGAAGTTTTCCACGATGCCTTCCCGCTCCAGCTGGCGATATGTTGATCCCAGCTCACCACGGATAACGGCAGGCGTGACAATGGCCTGACCAGGCCCGAAACGCGTACCATCATTAGCAAGTTTATGGCGCCCGTATTTACTGGTAATAACAGATTTCAGACGGCGCAACACATAAGCACTGGTATGCAGCGTCTCGCTGTCAAGGTAGCTGTTATCCGCCACACCATACGCATTTTTCCTGTACGTCGTGATATCCCGCTGAATACGCAGCACGCCGCTTTCCACATACGCCGTTGCCACACCGTGGGAAAGTAACGTCTGCTGTTCAGTCGTCGTGAAGCGTTTGCCTTTCGGTGCCGGCAGCATGTCCACCAGTTCCCCGGTCTGGGTCGGGCGCGCCGGATCGTTACGGATAAAAACCGCAGCACGGGCAGTACGGCTTGCAGCCAGTTCATCAGCAGGCGTCTGGGTGTCTTTCTCATAGCCCGCCAGGGTGATGTGCTGCAGGTTAAACTGGTCACCCGCGGCCACAAGCTCCGACAGCGTCCCCGTCTTCGCCGTATAAACGTGACCATACAACTGCCGGATATAACTCCAGCGACCGCTGGAATCATTCATTTCAGTTGCCATCGTGTTCACCGATGCCGTGTCGTTAAACGGAAGGCCGATATAATCGAACGGCTCATCTCCCATCGCTGCCACCGCGTCGTTAAGAGCTGGCGCACCAGCCCCCTTCACGCCGCTGGCAACCGTAATATTCACACCTGCCGGTAACACCTCCCCACCGCCAAAGCCGTAATAATTGAGAGTGACCGGAATTTCATTTCCATATAACCCCTTGTGGCGCGCAGTCAGTGTCACCACCCCCGCTTCTGATGTTGCCGTAAAGGGAAGATCAGGGTTTGCATTGACCGCATCCTTAATGCTCACAGCCACCGCCGCAGCGTCATCACCGCTGGTCACGGGAGCCTGAACGCGGGTTCGGCCGGTATAGACATTCACCGTTCCGGTTTCCGTCGCTTCGCCAGTTACCGTCAAAGCGACGGTTGCTGCCGCGCCTGTGGATTCAGGTACGGCAATGACATACAGTTCGCCAAATGGATCGGTCTTACGGTACGCCCCGACCATACGGGCCAGCTGGCTTCCTGCACCGCAAATCTGACGGGCATAATCAACCGATGACACCAGAACAAGACTGTTGACGGCAATTGACGCATCATTGCTGGCGTGACCAATCAGCAGTGATGCCCCGCTGTCCCGGGCGGTATTTGCCGCCGAGTTATCCATCTCGGCATAAAACAGCGGAACCCGCGTATCTGACGGGATGGAATTAAAACTAATCGCCATTTGTTTTCACCTTTTTATTCGTGCGCCGGACATCACCAGCGGCCTCGCGGCGCAGCCAGTAGTTATTCTCATCAACATTTCGACCTCCTTCAGGTAAAAGGTCGCCACGGGCCGGATCGGGAACCGATCGCCCTTTTGCGGGTTTCACAAACATGGTTTATTCCTGAAATGTAATTTCGGTGTGGTGCTCGATGTCGCCATCTGGCCCGGTACCGGGTTCGATAAAATCAACATCAATACTGAGCGTTTTAAGGTCGGGCAGGCCGTCCAGATCATCCTGCTGGCGGGTGTCTGTTTCGGTAATTTCATACTTCACCGTGAAGTCGAACTGGTAATACAGTTCGTGGCGGTTCAGATCGAGAAGCATCCCACCCGCATACTGAATTTCATGCGCCTGCGGGTCCGGTTCCCACCCCAGCAGCGCCTTCCAGATTTCCTGCCTGACGTCGTGAACTGCGTCGTAAGAAGCCCACTGCCCTTTTTCATCCCGTTCGTTGCTGAGTACCACGATGACGGAAAAACCCTCCGTCAAATCCTGCCAGTAGTCGGTCTGCGATTTCTGCTCACCCGTGACGTCTTCGGCTGGCACAACATACGCGGCTGGTAGCCTGAGCTTTCCGGCCTCCGGTATCGCTTTAAACTGCGCTGCGCCACCCACACGGTTTTCAAACCGAGGGCAACGGCTGCGAAGTGCCGCAATAATCGGGGTTAATTTCATTTTTTCTTCCTTCGCTGAGGACGGAGTGATTTTCGCAATTCGCGGGAGAGCACATAACGTGTCCAGCTGCGGCGTTTATCCAGAACCTCAGTCATGTAGTTGTTACGTGGTGCCACACGCCAGCCGCTGCCGCCTGATGCGCCTCGATGATGGCCTTTCTTACGCTTCGCCCCACGGCGAACACCGTAGAACAGAAAGGCAGGGTAAAATGCGCCTGAGATCGGGCGGTTCCCTTCCCCGTTCTTCTGATTAGGGGCAATTTTCACCATCAATCCAGGACGGCGACTGGATGCCCGCGGAACGTAATACCCGATGGAGCGTGCCAGTTTTCCCGTTCTGTATGAAGGATTATCGCCGGGTCCGGAACGCCCCCGCTTCATGACCAGGCGGCGGGCATCGCGCATATGTACCTGCCCGATACTGACAAACGCCCGGCGCATACGCGCCCGGTTAAAAACAAGCGTTTCCGGCTGTTCAAAATCAACGTGTAAATATGCTTTCTGCGGCATAGTCACTCCCGTTATCGGTACCCAGCTCTTCGCACTCGAGCAACAGAAAGCGGCGTTTACTGTTCAGATCACGGACCCGTTTAACCCGATAAGAAATATCGTCGTGGAGCACTTCATGATCGGCGGTGATACCGCGGCGAAAACGGATGGTGAAATAGTGCGTCACCCTGTTTTCTATCTGCACAGCCCCCTGATAAGCTGCCGCGCCGGGTTGCGCTTTTTTGGCCCACGCCCGGATCTGCTCCGGGTACGTCGGCGTTACGCCAAAGTCATCAGCCGGAACATCGACACGCCGCCGGATAACAATGCGCTGGTCAAGTTCGCCTGGGTCGGGCAAAAGGTATGTGGCGCTGGCCTGCGCCTGCCTGAGTTTCATAGCGGGATGTACCTGTATGGACCGACGAGCCAGTTAAAGCTCATCGGCAGTTCGACTTTCTCCACTTCGGTGACGGTAGAACGATTCTCGTAGAAGTGCGTCACCAGAAGCAGCATCCCCATCCTGATGTCATCCGAGAGAATAAGCCCCTCCGGATCGTCGGCTGGCACCCCCGCCTCCGCCGTATAAAGTCTCCGGTTCAGAAAATTTTCTGTCCTGGCCTGAACCGCCCGCCCCAACAGCTCAAGAAATTTATCTTCATCGGCGTAATCCTCATCCAGCCTGAGCTGCAACTTGATCTCCTCAGGAGAAAGCAACATAGGATCCTCCTGCGCCCGCCGGGTGGCGGGCACAAAAAAACCGCTTAACGCGGCATGGTTTGTTCAGAGGTGAGAGGGATTAGCTGCTTGCCGAGCCTTTGCCCACCAGCGCTTTAATCGCAGAGGTATCTTCGAGAATACAGTCAAAGCGATGGAACGCCAGGAAGCCGGTCTGGTCGAATTCCGCGTAACGCTCCACCAGGCGCTTCAGGATCATGTAGCGAACACGGCGGATAATGAAGCGGTCGAAGTCGCCACAGAACATGAATTTTTTGCCCGCGCCAATATCATCGATCTCCTGATCAATAACGTACGGAACATTCAGCACTGATGCTGGCGCCACGCCGACGATATCAGGCAGCCAGAGTGGACGGCCCTGACCGTCTTCCATCTCGCTGATGAGTTTCAGCGTATTGTCATTGAACGCCAGGCGGAACTTCGGCCCGCGGCGGTACGCCGGATCAATACTGTGTTTCAGCGCCAGAATCTCTTGCCATTTAACAGCTCCGGCAGCGGCCGTCTGCGTAGTGCCGGTTACGGATGCTTTCAGACCCTTAGGCTGTTTTGGCGTACCGGTGCCGGTCCCCTGAATAAGGTAACGCGCTTCACCGCGGCCAATGCGCTCCGCAATACGGCGGGCGAGATAGGCTTCCATGTCGATCGCACTGTCCTGTAGCAGCTCGTTGGATACGCGGATAATTTTGGATGTCATTTTCAGCGCGCCCAGACTATCCATACCGAATTCGGTATCTTCTTCACCCGCTTCTTCGTTTTCACCCAGCAGCACACCCACTTCAGCGGTACCATCAGCAGTGGCCCATTCCATAGTGCGCCCATCGGATGTAGCGAGGATCTGCGCCACGCTGGCAATACCACCGTAGGATTTCATCTGTTCGACCACTTTCGCCAGGAAGGTATCAGGCACGGTATAGCCGCCCTTTTCATCCGGCGCCACACCCTGCGCACGCAGTTCGCGTAAGGCTTTGCGCTCTTCGGAACTCAGTTCGCTGGCGCCGTGACGCATCCATTTATCAAAAATCTGGCCGCGTTTTTCGTCCTGCTGCGGGTCTTTATCAGGATCCTGATTATTGCGCTGCTCTTCCTCGTTTTCATCAACGTAGGTCTGGTCCTGGCGGCGCAGCTCTTCTTCGCGGGCGATGCGCTCGTCGAGTGCTTCCAGTTCAGATTTTGCCTTGTTCCATTCGGTACGCTGCTCATCCGTCCATGGGTTATCGCCGATTTTTTCGTTCAGCGCGCGCATGTCGGTCGCGATGGTGTTACGTTTTTGTTTCAGTTCATGCAATTTCATGGTTTTTCCTTACGCGTTAAGAAGGGTCAGGACGCGCTCACGCGCCATTCGTTGGTTAATGGCTTTCTGCAGTGCGCTACTATCGCGCGCCTCCTGCCAGGCTTTCATAGAGCGGACGGCGGAATCTGCCTCCTGATACGCCGGATATGTCACAGGGCTGACATCCAGCAGACGGGAAAAACGGGTAATCTCACGAATCACCACACCATCCTCGTCCTGGTACCATTCCTCTCCGTCGCGGGCGACGCGAAATGCAAAAGAGGACTGGTTGATATCCCCGCGCTGCATTGGTGCCAGCACCAGATCACGGATTGTCTGAGTTTCTGGCGCGGTGATGTCATAACGCAGACCCCGCTCATCAACCGTCAGTGCCAGCGTGCCCGCACTTCTGCGACCCAGGATAAAATTGGGGTCATGGTTGAATAACGCCCGTACATCGTCATTCAGCACTTCATCAAACGCACCGGGCCGGATGATTTCGCGAAACGAACCGAAAATCAGTTCAGAACGGCTGTCAAAGACCGAACCATACCCGATGATCCGGCTGGGCTCGCTGTCGTGCGTTTCTGCGCGCACCTCGCCGCTGTAACAGCGAATTTCACGTTCACTCATCTTGAGTGTTCTCCTGGGTTGTGGATTTGGCTGGCCGGGAGGCGTTAACGCTGACCAGCATTTCATCAAGGCCGTCTTTCGGATTCATATCCTCAAACGCGCGTGCTTCGTTGCGGCTCATCCAGCCATCGGTGATAGCGAAGTGATAGAACTCCGCGCGCTCTTTGGCAGTACCGCGCAATAAACCCGCCAGGTTAAAGCGCACGTAATACCCGGCTTCCCGTTCGGCGCGGGTGAACAACCGACGGTTAAGCTCCTGCTCCCAGTTCGTCACCCACGGCATCATTGTGTAGCGAACAAACTGAATCGCCTGTTCGGAAATATTGGAGAAGGTGGCTTTTTCGAGGTCGTTGATCATGTGTGCCGGCACGTTGAAAATCCCGGCAATCATGGAACGGTTGAGCTTCATCATGTCGATGAGCTGGGCATCGACTGGGGAAACCGTCAGCGCTTTATAATCCAGTTCAGCCGGGAGCAACATTGTCCTGTTTTCCTGGCTGCGCAGCATCGCCGTGGCTTTTTGCCACATCTCTTTCAGCCTTTTCCAGGAGCCGTCATTCAATTCTCCTTTTACTGAAACTATGCCCGCTGGTCTGGCGTTACCGCTGAAAAAACTTTCCGTGTATTTCTGCCCGCTCATACCCATACCGATGGTTTCGGCGTGCTGAAGAACCGGACTGAGCCCCATTTTCTGATCGTTACCCAACGCCCTGACGTGGATCATGTCATCAGGATTAATGGCAAAGGAACCTTCTTCGTTATACACGCCGTAGGTATAGCGCCCGCCGGTGTTCAGCAGCGTTGTTTCCCACGGCATACAGGCTTCAAGGCCAGTGACTTCACCGGTTCGGCGGTGACGGAGAACTCTGGTATATCCGTTACCCCAGCCCAGAATGTGACGTTGTTTGAGCTCGCGCCATTTATAGCTGGTCTGCCAGGAATTGGGTTCGTCATGAACCAGGTAAAAGGCAGGATGGTCGCGGGCAGTTTCAACCTTCTTCCCGGTTCGCCGCATGACGTGCAGGGGCATCTGCGCAACGTTGGATGAAATAACGTAGATACATGCATACACCGCCGCCAGTTTCATTGCCGTCCGGGGGTTAACAATCACATCACCATTAAAGATCCCGTCGTTTTCGACCGCTTCAACGGTGACCGGAACAGCTGGGTTTTCCAGCGAGTTGCTTCTGAAAATGGCATCAATCAGCATGTTTTTATTCTCCTGGCCGCCAGCAGTGCCCACAGCAGCAGGCCACTACCACCAGCCATAAGAGCAACCGCCGCGCCAAATTTGAGGTAAATACCTCCCACCAGCGCGCCGAAGCCTGCCACCCCGGCCACATCGATAATTAGTGATTTCACAGGAATAACAGTTCCTCATCAGGATCGAGGTTAGAAAGAAAGTCTTTCGGCTCGTTCAGCATTGCGCGGCCAACCCCCATCATCAGGCCAACTGCACCATCAATTTTGTTGCCTGCGCCTTCTTTCACCGGGCGAACAACATCGTCGCTACCAGGCAGGTACTTGCCAACCACGTTCGAAATACACCAGGTCATCAAGGGATTACCGTCATGATGGAATCGGCCAGCAGCGATCGCAGCCTCAATCTCACGCATCGGGTCGCTCATGTTCGTGTAGTTCTGGGTAATGGTGACAGGTTCAAGCCCTTCATCCTGCAGCATATGAGATAAGCCTGTTGCACCGTAGGGGTCAATCGGACTCGCGGCTATCTTCACCGTTTCCCGTAATTTCAGGATCGCTTCCAGGATAAGGCGGTAATCCACTTCTGCACCGTCTGACGGAACCAGCACGCCCTGATTAACAAAAGACTGGTAACGGTCTGCAATAGTTTTCAACGCCGGGTCCGTGGCGTAGACGGTGTCTTCCGGTACCCAGAACATAGGCGAAACGCAGTAATAATGACTCAGGCCGTCTATTTCACGGCGGAATACCGGCACCACTGCATTAAGGTCAAGTTTTGATGCCAGGTCGATGCCGGGATAACACTCCTCACCTGCAAAATCGGACAGTCTGAGCGTTTTGTCTGCTGCGGTCATCCACTTCTGCAGGTTGTAGTAAGCTGCTTTAGAACTCACCCATTTGTTGAAATGCTTGGTGAGTATTTTATTGGTCTGGCCTGGCGTGGACATCGCCAGCAACTGTTTAGCCTTGAGGAATCCCTCTTTCACCGAAATGTTGTAATTCGGGTTGGCTTTGATCAGAGCTTCCGGCTGTGTCCAGTCATCGTCATCATCCAGGGTATAGATGATCCCGAAAATTGCCTCGTTTTCACCACCCTCCCGGATGCGCTCCAGTATCTCGACCACCTGAGTACGTTTTTCATAGCAAGGCGAGGCAATATCAAAGCCTGCCGTGGTGATGATCAGCGTGATGGGCTGCTCCCTCGCCCCCATCCCGGTAGTCATTGTGGTGTATAGCGCGTCAGTATCATGCTCGTGGTACTCATCGATGATCGCACATGATGGTGAGTCGCCATCTCCAGGGTCACCGATAATTGGCGCGAACAGGGAACCATCCGGGCGAGTCATTTTCTTTGCCCAGGGTTTGATACAGAACTTCTGACGCAACGCCGGCAGCTTTTTCACCATCGCCAGTGCAGGCGCAAAAACTTTCCAGGCTTGTTTTTCCGTTGTGGCACCACAGTAAACTTCCGCTGCGTACTCGCCATCTGCACAGAACATATAGTTACCGACGGCGGCCGCAATCGCCGATTTCCCATTTTTACGCGGTACCTCGATGTAAATCTCAGTGAAGCGGCGAAAACCGGTATCCTTGCGCACCCAGCCAAACGGCACGCCCAGCGCAAATTTTTGCCAGGGTTCAAATTCTATCCGCAACTTCCGGCGAGCCCACTCTCCGGAGGTGTGCGGCATTTTCTGGGAAAAGCGAAGGAAACGTTCTGCTTTATTTTTATCGAAGCGGTAAGGCCAATGCGGATCTTTGGCACGTTCCAGGTCGTCAAGATGTCGCTGACAGGCAAGCATGGTTAACCGGCAGGCCAGTATCTTCCCGTTCACGACGTCCCGCGCATACTGGTTCGCCGCATTGACGTTCGGATATGTAGCCATCAGTCAAACTCATCAAATTCATTCCCTTCATCGTCCGGATCATTTTTTCCGCTGGTCATTCTTATGCGGCTGAGCGGGTCTAACCCGAGAAGTGAACCCAGACGGGCGAGCTGCGAAACGGAGTCATTACGGACATTGACTGCAGGGTGTTTTTTCTCACCACCCATTTCACTTGATACGGTCAGGCCTTCTTCCGCGATGACTTTTTCGGCCTCAATCATCAAGTGAAACGCATTGCAGTACGCCAGGAGTAGCGGCGCGTCTTCAAGATCAAAAACGCCCCGCTCAATTAAAATTTTGCTCTGCGTTTTCCAGATGCGGATCGCGATATCACTCATTAACTCTTCCGGCGGTGCGATCCTGGTCAGCTTGCTTTTCTGGCCCGAAGGCAAATTGCGCTTACGGCCACCACCGGAAGATCTCACAACAGCACCCATCAAAACCTCCAGTTCAATAGGTTGAACCTTCCGGAAAAAAGTTTCTTATTTTTGGCGCGTAAAAATTTGATGAGGCGGGCAGTCCGGAAGACGTCAGGCCACAGGGATTTACCCCGCCCCTCCCCTCTGGCTGTGGAAACTGGTTTTTATTTCAGCCGTTCACGAGCCGTCTTCGCCTTATGGCAGGGCCAGCACAGACTCTGCAGATTACTGTCGGCATCAGTTCCGCCATGCGCTTTAGGGATAATGTGGTCAACAGTTTTCGCCTCACGCACCACACCGGCACGCAGACATAACTGGCATAAACCTTTATCACGCTTCAGTATGCGCTCACGGATAACGTCCCACTTCGAACCATAACCGCGTTGATGACGGGATTGTCCTGGCTTGTATTGTTTCCAGCCCTCGCTTCTGTGACTTTCACAATATCCGGATGGATCTGTTGTTGTACTGCGACAGCCGCGAACACGACAGGATTTAGGTGTTCTTGGTGGCATATAAACTCCGGTAAAAAGCACCGCTAGTGCGGGGCTATGGGATTGTTGGTTGACTCTCTCACCGAGTTGTAAATACGCTCACACGTCATTCCTGCGCGGTAGCTTTCGTCAGATCGCTCAGCATAATATCGAGCTTCTTCTGCAAGGCGTCCGAGCATGTCGGCGAGCACTGCGGCGTCGGCTCCGGCTGTTTTGCTTCTGACGGCAGCGGCAAGATCTGAGGTGTGCTTTGCGGCGTCCAGGCGGGCGGCAAGCTTTGTTGCTTCGGTACGCAGCTGGCTAACAGTGGCAGA